GACTGGAGCCTGTTCCAGTCAAAAACATATCATTTTCTATATCGGCTGCTGAACGTCCCCACATCTCGCCAAGGAAACTTTCCAGATTGGTTTTGTCATCAGCTAACAATTCGTCCGAAACTTTAGTTAGGTTGGTGAATTTGTAAACCTGTATAGCGTTGGAAGTGAAGGTAGGTTCGGACTGATTTGCTGCGCCCTCTTCGGCGGTCAAAGCAAATCCGCCACTTGCATTTTCTGATGGTACTTGCACGCTATCGACTGAAGTTTGGATAACCATCGCACCTGCTGAGCGTGCTATTGAAAGATCATCACGTTTGGCAATGATTGTCTCGTGCAAAGCCTGAGGGACTAAAACCCCTCCTTCCGTAGCCGAACCTTCTTGGAGCGCAGCTTTAAGGTTGCTTTTCGTGTATGTATTTGATTCCCCAGTTTTTGCCCAGTGCATAAAGGAATCGGTTCCATCATGATCCCCGCCCATCTTTGTGACTTTTTTCGTCTTTGGTGCTTCAGTCAGAATCCCACCACGTTCGGCAGTCTCTGATTCCCATGCGTTCTTGACAGCTTCCTGAGCCGCCATATTTAGTTCAGCCTTTATCGCATCCATATCAATTACTGGAGCTTCTGGCTGTGCTACTTCTGCGGTCTTTTCGACCACTTTTTCTGCATCAGACATTTTAATATCTCCTATAGTTCTTTTATTTGTAGATCGTTCAATTCGTGGCGCGCGTGTTGACTTAGCATTCTTTGATATATTATCCTCTAATGCTTTGTCCTCTAACGTGTCATCACTTATATTACTTTCCACATTCAACACTAGTCCAAGCCCCTTTAGATACTCCACGCCTAGCGTTCGTGGCTCGGCTGGAGTAGGGGTTAAACTCAATTCATAGATTGGCCAACGTTTAATATTACCTTCTAGACGTTCGACCAAATGCGCGACCGAGCCAGTGCTATAACCTAGCTTACCTTTTTTGACTAGCTCCAATACTTGTTCTGCATATTTTTTGCTGCGGTCTATTTGTGCCTCCATCCAGATGCCTGTATCTTTTACATTTATATTAATAACTTTACCTAATACGCTTTTGATCTCCTGCGCGTGATCATACAAAACGGCTGGCGCTGGCACTGTTTCAAGCATAAAATCCGTCTGGTCTGTGAACGTGTCTTGTTCTAGATCTTTACCACCGTAGACAACTGCCCAGCCTGCTACTGTAAAATGATCATCGTCAATAGATTTTAGGTGTACCGCTTTGTCCCCCTCTTCATTCTCGTCCTCTGTTGCGATGTTCAAAGCAACCATATAATCCTGCGCGTCTTGCTTTTGATCATAGCACTTCATTTTTTCAGCTTCATCGTCTTCCTCATAAGGTAGCTTCCACACACAAAACTGTGAGCTTCCTTCCTCGCTTTCCTCTGTTCTTATTTCGTATGGCATAGTTATCTCCCAGCCTTTTGCGCTTGTTTTGTTATTTGTCGTTCTGATAATTTGGCTATTTTCTTGGCTGCTTTGTGCATTTCCTCATAAGCTACATTCCAGCGATTTTGATGGATAGACGCTTGAAATTTTCCATGTGCGTCACCTGTTACCCACTTAGAATATGATTTCCCTTTTTGACGTGCGTTAGTAACTAGCTTGGCAGTACGTTTATAAGAGCCACCACCGCCTGCTCTTTTAGCTTTGACGATTTTCACGCTTCGACCAAATGTGCCAGTGCGTTTATACTTCTGATTAGATAAACGACTAGGATACTTTTTTACTTTGTTAGCTGCTTGTACCAAAGCATCATCAATCTGCTTGTTGACTATATTTGGTCCTGCCTGCGCTACAACTTTAAGGCTTTGTAATACTTTTTTAGTTGTTACTGTTAAAGTTATTTGAGTCATAACATTATACCAACGCTTCTAATTCGTGCATCAATGCTGATCTTGTTGCCGCTACCATATAGGGATTATACCTTGTACTATTGGTCAGGCAATCTGGGCAATGTTCGGCTGGGTTTAATGTCCATGTTGCGTGCCACATACCGTCAACGAATTTTATATCCCAAGTACATTTACAATTCACTCCACAAATTGTGCGACCATCGCCCGGATATTGTGGCAAGTTAGGCATACCTCTTGCTTCGACTTTGGCACGCTCAAAATCTTTTTTGGTATTCTCCATATATAATTCTGACCGTTGCGCAATGCGCTCCTCGCTCATGGCTGTCTCGACTGATTCCGCATCGGCTTTTATCTGTTGTTCAAACTCATGAAAATAATCGTATTGCTCTTGGATGCTTTTCTCCAATATGATATAGTCGCGCTTTTCCATGTTATGCACCCCGCCTTTTCCAGCTAGATATTCAGCAGTCATGGTTTGATTGATTTGCTTCCGCATAGCATTTGCCCAGCGTGTCCGTGTGAGTTTACCAGTCTGTAAATCCTCAGCTAATTGTCGTATCGCTGCTTTTTGTTTTTGTATAAATTCATCCCGCATATCAGTTAATGTATTACTACTAATAAATTTTCCAGTCCTGTCTCTGTAACGAGCTGCGCCAGCATTATAAAAATACCCAGTATCTGGTCTATCTTTATCCCATGACGCTGGTATCTTTTTAATCGTATCTGTTGGCACTTCCATTATTGCTTCGATCATATTTCCGCCACTGTGTCTTGTTCGTTAGTATCCTGTTTATCTATAACGGTTGACTCTAGCATTCCCCTTGCTACTGGTGGCATCGTATCATTCCATAAGTCTATTGCACCCTCTAGATCAATCGGTATATCCGCAGCAGCTGGTACTGGTTCGGGCTCGATAGTATTACCGCGAGGTATAACTGGAGTGCGCTTGACTTGTTGATGTAGGAATACGTTCTTGATCGCTTCGGGTGTGTACGCATTGTCCAAGTCTTGAAGTATTTCCTGTGTGATGTCATCAGGAATATAATGCGCTATGAATTGACGACTCTTATTTTTGCCAAGATTATTTAATTCAAAACGTTGCCACGTTGCCAGTTCGCTCTCGACCAAAGCATCATCGGGCGATTGTTCCACAAGATCTTGCTCCACTGATACTGGTCTATTTTCTAATGGATCATACCCTAACATTAACATGGCATCATCTAATGGCACTCCTGCTTGTACTAATTGCAACAAGCTGGCAGCGCGTAAACTTTCATCCTCTTGAAATACATCCAATTGCTCAGGTGCGAATTGTAACGAATACTCCGTCCCATGTAATACTTGATTGTTTATCGCCCGCTCCAGCATCGGCAATCTAGGTCTGATGGTCATGTGCCAAAAGCTATGCAAGTCTGTCTGACTGGTTGCATAATTCGCAGCGTCCGATTCTAATATTGAACGCGGCACTCCTAAGGCAGCCCCGATATCCAAGGCAACATGATCCGACAATTCTTTCATTGCCATAGTTTTCATGTCTGGCGTTAATGTGGTAACTTTGAGATCACCACGCAAAAATAAGGCGCGCCACGCATTACCCACGCCACTCATCCTACGCTTGAAAAATGTCTGGGCGCGCTCGACTTCAGCAGTAGCAGGATTGCCCGATGTTGTTATTAGTGTTTGTGGTTGTGCCCCATGTTCGAAAAATCCGCTGGCGAATTGTTGCATATAAAAACGTAACTGAGACGCGGACAAAGCTACCTCGGCAGGCGCTAATCCTGTCCCTGTGTCGGCAGTCATTGAAGGCTCCCGAAGTGCTACAATCTGATCCGCAGTCCAAGGACCATAAGTCTCTGAGCCTATGCGCTGCGTGAAAATATCTTCCCCGCGCTTGTGTTGCCATTTGACTGTGGTGGGGTTTAATATTTGTAACCCAGTGAATACGTTACCGACATAACTCTTTAACGCATATGCTGCACCAGTCAATAATAATCCTAATTCTAATTGATATATAATACTTTGGAGATCAGGTTCAAGCGGCCACTCCACTTCCTCTTGTCCGCGAAACACCACAAATGGAACACTCGATAAACTGCTGGCGCGCAATGACACAGCCCTATATAAAAGTGGCACCGATGACCATGCGCCTATTGCGGTGTCTGCGGATTTACCTGTAGCATCCCCAAAATTTTCTGCCCATGCAGGAAATCCTACAATAGCTTTAATAGAGTCTTTGTCCAAAATTGTTTTTGTTTTGAATTCAGTCATATTTTTCCCTCATGCGTACATCAATATAATCGGCTGGGCATCCTCTTTCGCACTCCATGCCAAAGCCAACGCCATGACCAGATCATCATGTATCCCAGAACCATCTGGCGCGCTATATCGTACTGCTCCGCTAGGCAGGCGCTTACTCTCAAAGGCTTGTAACTCCCCGATCAGTGTGGGATCTTGTGGAATGTGGATGTCTCCTCTTTCAAATGCTAAGGAAAGACCATCGATAATTTTCATCTTGGACGCGTTGGTGGTGACGAAGGGAGAAACAGGGAGCCCTTTATTTTGTAATGCTTCAACTATTGGTCCACCCATGCTATTGGTCTCGGCAATTATCTCCGTATCAATACCGTAACGCTGCCATAATGCCTCTAGCCGCATAACTTGTGTCTGGTAGTCAGTCTCCACCATGCGGTCAATCTCTACTACAATTCCCGATTGTAATTCTACCACAACAAAGGCGGTGGCATCATTCTGCCGACCCCAATCGCATCCGATAACATATTGATTACCTTCGGGTTTCATGTTTCCATTGACTGCTTGCATAACACGTCTAAACACCCCACCAGCATCGTCTAAAAATGCGGCTTGATACTCCTGTTGGAATATACGTTCTGGGAGATCTTTTTGTGCGGAGACTATTTCGGCATCTGGTATATAGGGATTATCGCTTGTTGGGTAGCTGAATGATCGCCAATTGTTTTCGTTTGATTGACCGCGCATATATAAATTATAGAACCAATTACGACCTTTAGGAGTGGATATGAATAGCGCGCGCCCATTGCGATCGGACAAAGCTGGACGCAATGCTTCCATCCATGTACGGTGAGCCATGAAAGAAGCTTCATCCAACACAACGAAATCCAAACCTTCACCGCGTAAACTATCGGGATCATCCGCGGATCTACACTGAACAC